ATGCCCGTCGAGCCACCCAGAAGTGGGCGGTCAAGAGGCGTTGCTACTCCAAAAGAAGGGCATGAGAGCCACGATGTAATCCGTGAAGTGGATGAGTTTCCCGAGCACACTGAAATCAGTCATGGGGAGCTGCTGAGTCTAACTTTGTCGACTAAGACATCTGGGCTGACACATGGCCTTCACCGCTTCCCAGCCAAATATATTCCGCAGGTTCCTCAATGGGCGATTCGCAATTTTGCAGGAGATAAAAGTGTTGTCTGGGACCCATTTATGGGTTCAGGCACTAGCTTGGTCGAAGCGTTGTGCGCCGTTAAACAAAGTTACGGAACCGATATTGATCCTCTGGCCCGCTTAATCTCGAGCGCTAAAACTACCCCCTTAGACCCGTCACGACTAGCTACTCTAGCTGAGAAATTAGATTCTTCATGTCTGCCGTCATTGGAAGATTGCTTTCTTCCAATGGCAGGAGTTAAGAATGTGACTCACTGGTTTTCAGAGAAAACTTGGATAGACCTCTGTCGAATTTTCTCTGCCATCGAAAATCTTGACTGCAAGACAAGTGAGAGAAAGTTTTTCTTTGTTGTCTTTAGTTCAATTCTGCGTTGGGTGTCAAACGCCGATGACCAAACTCAAAAGACCTATGTGTCAGGGACTCTGAAAAAAAGTCCCCCAGAGGTCTTGCCAACGTTCGATAAAGCCCTACAGAAAGCACTACTCAGTGTTTCCAGCTTGGAATCTGTGTGGCAGGGGCGACAGGCCACCATTCTTGAGGGAAATGCATTGTCGGTTCCTCTTAAGGACGCGTCGGTTGACCTGATTGTCACAAGTCCACCGTACCTCGATTCGGTGGACTACATGTACAACTTTATGCTGGAGTATTTTTGGCTAGGTCCCCAAATTGGTGTGGCTAGCCGAGCTGAATACAACAGTCGCCGTAGAACGCCAATCGGAGCGAAGAATCCTTTAACACCAGCACATTCCGTACATGAAGCCTTGCTGGATTTGGTTGATCCACAGCAGATTCCCGAGTATCGAAGAAGTGCCGCCTTGAGCTACTTCGATCTGATGCAAAAGCACTTTATCGAAGCTGCTCGAGTAATGAAGGATGGTGCCAGGTATGTTTTGGTAGTTGGGAATAGTCAGGCATCCACAGGTGTGCTACCAGTTCATGATTGCCTACTCCGGCTTGCAAAAACAGCAGGGCTTCACCTTGAGAAGGCGTTTGCGTATCGAATTCGTCGTCATTACATGAAGTTCCCACGAAAGGGACGTGGCGGAATTATTTTGATGGACTGGGTTATTACTCTTAAAAAAACTGATACTGCGCTTATGGAAGTGGAGGACCGGCTTCCACTTCCGCAGGTAACGATAGGAGCAGACGAGGTGGCAAATTGACGATTGCTTTCCCCCGCGCATCAAGGGCGCATGACTTTTGGCGTGTCAATAGCTACGGTTATCCCTGCTTCTTCAGCGACAGTGAGAAGTCACAGGAAGCTTGGACGACCTTGCTCTCATTTTTTGATTTTACCGACTATGACCAATTGAAGTCTCACTGGTCGTCGCCGGGAGCTCCTCGCCAATTAAGCTCACATGCAGTTGAAAGTTGGAAAGCAACGTTTGAAGAATTCGGTATTCTTTACGTAGAGTCGCGTTCGAACCGCATAACCATCACCCCAGCAGGCATACAGCTTCGCGAAGCCGCCGAAAGAGATGACCGCAACGAATTCGCCTGGATCGGGCTAAATCTTTTGTTGCGCTACCCATTACGAGGCCCTCGCCGTCCTAAAAGCGAAGCACACAGAGATTCCGACCTGCTTCTCTACAGATTTTGGTATGCGGCGCTACTCGACCTGGATGGCTATGTATGGTGGACTGAGTTAGAACGAATTCTGTGCCGAGTGTTTCTTACAAACGAAGCAATAGATGCGATTGAGGATGTTCGTAGTTTGAGGTTGCATCCAGAACTTATTGCCCAGGTTAATTTGCCTGCAGCACAAAGGCAAGGTGCTTTTTATAACTCACTTAATCAAGTTGCTGTTCACGCCGGAATGAATCACTTGCTACTTGGCGGTGAGGATATTGAATGTCCATATGGTGTAACCGAACCTAAGAGGCGGCATTTCATTAGGCGAGATTGGATGGGAATGATCAGAAAGGCGCTATCCAACAGTGGGCAATCCGATCAGTGTTCGACCGGAGGGCTTGCAATCGCTCGCCTGCCTGCAGCACCTCGTTTTTCCGATGAGCGGGAGTATTTCGACTACCTTGGTGCGCGTGTCACACCGATGGCGACACTAGTAACATCCACCCTTTCAAGCGTGGAGCTTCAGGGTGAAAGAGTGCTACTTTTGTCTTTGGGAGAAAACTATCAGGTCCTCGATGAACACCACATTGTAGGCTCTGTTGCATCACTCTGCCAACTCGCACGTGGACAGCGGATTATTCTGAGTCATGACGAGCAATGGACACATCTGGTTGAGGGCAAGGAGCTGGTAGATGCCCACGTTGTAAGAATAAGGATTCGTCGAGCAAGGCCCATATCAAATATCCAAGCAATCCGCACACTTCTCGGGGGTAATAATGTCTGATATCAATGAAAGCGAGCTAGTTGATAGTGGCGCAATTCCTCCGACTGATTTTCACGAATCAATCGAACGTTTGCGTGAGATTGCTCAATATGACCTTGAATTTCCTGATGATTTTGATAATCGCCTAGCGGAGGCCACATCTCAGTTGGTCGTTCCGGAGGACGTCCTCCGAGCGGCTGCTGCGGCAATACGCGTTGGACATATTGTGTTGCAGGGGCCACCAGGCACAGGAAAGAGTTCCCTTGTACGTGCCTTAGCTAAAGCATTCAACGCATCGACTTTCGCAGTGACTGCACATGAGGATTGGACGATCTACGATGTCATTGGCCGACTTGAGTTGCGGCTAACCGAAGACCGCAAGGAAGAAATTACCCCGGTTAACGGCGCACTAACTGAGGCAGTGATTCGATGTGGAAATAATGTTGTTCAGCATTTTGATGACCCCAGTCATCCGCAAGCCGAGTGGCTATTGATTGATGAATTAAATCGCGCTCATCTTGATAAAGCATTCGGCGAGCTTTTCTCTGTGCTAGGCACGGATGATCTGGTACCAATTAATCTCCCCCATCAAAAAGATGGAAACAGGGAATTGGTCATACCAAAGAGGTTTCGAATAATTGCAACACTTAACTCATATGACAAGCAATTTGTTCAAAGTCTGAGCCAAGCTATTCGACGTCGATTTACATTTATTTCTCTTGACGTGCCACCTAAGAAGCCTTCGAACGAGACGTGGCGTTTTGATCCAGGCCACGCATCTCCCGCGATCAAAGAATTTTCGTATGTCATTCAAAGAGCTGCGCAACGCATCGCTCGTCGCGAATGTTCAATGAATCCGGAGCGAGCTGCTGCAACCACTGATCTCATATTGCAAGAGGCGAAAAACTCCCACCTTGAGCGTATTGCAGCATTGTTCGGAATTGTCGAATCTGTTAGATATGCTCCGGATGGTGGAGGAGTTCCACACCTTCCGATTGGAACAGCTCAGTTAATTGATACTGTAGAAATTTTTTTGACAAGACATCGGCAAGATGGAGAAGTCGATGCGACTGCTGATCTGAATCTCGACTGGGCAGCATCTGTCAAGTTGGCGCCGCTGTTCGAATCCGACGTTCTGGAGCCCGATCAACTCGTCAAGTTTGCGAGCGCACTACCACAGCCGTTTTCAAATCAATTTGCGCGCCAATTGCTCATTATTTCGGCATCGGGAATGCACTTTGTCCCAGAACAATGACAATCAGCTGGGGCAGCGCTTCCTTAAGGAGGCGCTTCCTCTTATATCGACATACTTCTCTGGAGAGAGCGTAGAGCTTGCAGGAGCATCTGCGTCTATTGGCCAGGAGGCTGACGAAGAAAGTATCGAATTTGGTCAGCACATTCGATTTAGGCACGCCATTGCATGTTGTGCCGAGCTATTTCCAATAGTTCAAAGAATAGAGAGTGGCTTGTCAAGCGTAACAGATACCACTCGGACAGAGACTAGGGGAGTGATACGCGGTCGACTCGATATACCCCGATACGTGGCCAGGAGATCTGCGTCTTTTTCTTGGCCGAAGAGCTATCCCATCCTAGTAACTACGGAGAACGCATCGACGCCAGAAAATGAGCTGGTAGTGCGAGTTTTTAGGGTATTGCTTCAACGTCTACCCATATCTCAGTTTCCGCCGAACTCCGCCGAGACCATACTTGGGCGGAGGTATAAGAGCTGGATCCTTGGCCGAATGAAGCGTGATCCATGGAGTGTGATTTCCTGTACCTCATCCTTGCCCAGGCTGTATATGGAGGCATGTCGGCGAATTGCACGAAGACAGACAGGCAACGAACAAGCTTATGCAGCCCTAGTAGCTTTGGTAAGGGATTGGCACTTAATTGGCGAGGAATTTTCCGGATCACCATCTTCGGAGAAGTTCGTCAACTCGCTTCTATCCTTTCCGGCTGATCAATCGTTTCTTGATCGAATCTACGAAATCTGGTGCATTCGTTCAGTCGCACAGGCATTCATCAAGCTTGGTGGGAAATTGATAGATGGCCCATGCAAGATGACGGATAGCAGACGAAGGCCAATTTACACGTTTGATTTTTCATCAACACGCATTGAAATTTGGTTTCAATGCTCCTTGCCCAGTGATGATGCAAATTGGTTCTATGAATCCACCGGAAGCTCTCTGCGAGGCATACCGGATATAACAGTAGTTGCAGATGGGACTCATCGAATCATAATCGATGCAAAAAACAGGATGGTAGTTGGGGCAACGCGGTCAGAGGAAACATACAAAATGCTTGGGTATTTTGAAAACTTTCGAAAAACCCTCGGTGGCGGAACAAATTGGGGCGTTCTTGCCTTTGTTTCCCAGAACGGATTCTCTAGAACCATCAAGTCGCCTGATGGGCGTTTGCTTGAATTAATCAGCGCACACCCTACAGCATTCGCGGAATGTAATTTTCACGAAGATATACAAAAAATAGTTGGCGCGTGGATGGGCAGGATTGATAGTAAATAGTTTGAATCGAGCAATTCGCAAAATTAAATTCGTTCGGATGTTCCTAGTAGAAACGATTGCAGCATTTGCGCATCCTTGTTGCTTAGTTTTCGCAAGGATCGAATTAGTCCGACATTCACCGCCCAGCCGTTAACGCGATGGTCGACATTCCTAAAGCGTTCTAGAGAATCCCAAAGCTCTTTCGTTTTTACCGGGACTTCTGCTTCTTCGTCGAGTATGCGAATTGGGTCAACCTCAACTATGACGGGTAATCCGTGCTTCTTCGCATAGATGTGCTCGGGTGATTTGTATGGCTTTGATGCGACCTTCAAAACTCCACACCAAGTCATTCTCTCTGCTAGGTAGCAAATCAAGACATCCCCAATCTCTACGTTTTTCAGGCTTGTCTCAAGAGTTAAGCGAAAGCCAAGTGCTTTGCTTGGCATTGCTTTAAATTCTCGCCAAGTTGATGGCTTAAATACTACTGAATAGCTGTTTGACATATCGCTCGACCAACTTGGTTATTAGGTGCAATGCGCAGACGGTTGCCGACACGCCGCAGTTAAGGATGCCACTAGTTACTCAGTAATCTTTGCTCGAGCAAGTAGCTCTCGGCTATCCGACGTTTCATTAGTCCAGGCAGTAGCTTACCTCCCCCGTAGACCCACCTGCGTAGTTCTTGCCCTGCAGCAAACCAGTCAAGCTGATTCACCCGCCGACGAAGCGTTGATGTCTGCAGCCGCCCCGCGCCAAGGTTGAACGTGAAGTCGACAATGGCCGCGAGCCGCTCCTCCGGTTGTGTGGCCAGCACCGGGCAGTAGCGCAGCGTGGCAGCGAGTGCCGATTGGAGGTCGCGCGCCAGATAGACCTCTGCTTCCGTCTCCGTAATCGGTGGGTGCTTGGAATCGCAGAGATGGCCGTACCCAATCGTCCAGAACCCTGCTGGGCAGATATAGGGAACGGCAGTGATCTCAATACCGCGCTTCACCTTGCGCTCGAATCCCTCAAAGCGCTTGGCCAGATCGATGGCCGCTTTCGGTACTTCGATCACGGCCGCACCCGGTCAAACACGCGCCCGAGGAACCAGAAGTTGAGCACCCCAGCCCACAGCGCCTGATCGGCCTCCGTCCAGGCATGCAGGATAGCTGTGCCCCATCCAGCGCCAGCGGTCACGGCTGCTGCAAATGCGGCCGTCTTGGCGGCGCAGTACAGGGCCATGAACCAGTAGGTGATCACGGGGCGCACGCTGCAAGACAAGGCATCGGCCCAGCTCACGCCGGTTTTCTCGCCCTGCGTGCGCACGGCTTCGCGCAAGGTTTCGATGGCACCGACGTTCCACGCGGCATCGGCACCCGCGCCGATTTCAGACATTCGCTGTGCGCCGCGCAGTTTCTCGAACTCCAGCGCCTTGTCCTGCATCGCCAGTTCGTGGCCGCGCTCGCCTTTGCGGTCGAGCCACTTGAGGATTTCAGGTGCGAGTCGGAAGGCCCCACCGAGGAGACCACCGAGCAAGGTCTCGATCATTGTGGGCCTCCCATCAGTTTCAACTTGATGGCGGCACCGACCAGCAGCGCGGCCAGGATGCCGGTGGTGATGACCTTGACGGTGGTCTGCCAAGCCGTGCGGCGGGCATCTCGCCAGGCTTCCAGCAGGTCACGCAGTTCGCGGATGTCGCGTGCAGCGTGGCCATTTTCCAGGCCAAGGTGGGTCAGGACACGCTCGGCCCCGCGTTCAGCGGCGCGGTCGAGCAGTTCGTCGAAGTCCTCACGGCGCAAGAGCAGCATGTTCTCGACGAGCGCGGGCTGTTGTTGTTCGGGTTCGGTCATAGCAGTCTCCTGAAATGCGAAACCCGCCCAGTGCATGAACATCTGGGCGGGTTTCCGGTGGGTACAAAGATGGATATTCAGATGGCGATGCCAGCGCTCCAGCCGGTGGATTTGTAGGCCGAGAGCTTGGCCTCGTCCTCGATGAAGCAAAGCCAGCCGATCTTGGGCACGTGGTACTCCCAGGCATCGGCGATGCGCACGGCGATCTGATTGGTTTTGCCTGCCCACACGCCCGTGACAGCCGCAGGCACGATGTAGCGGTCGCCATTGATGGGGCTGGCCGGTGGTGTGGTCAGGTCGCGGTCTTTCACGGACAGACCGACCACCGCGCCGAGGCGCTTGAGGTTGGCGTCCATGCCGGTGTCCCAGCCACTTTCGCCGAGCGTCCAGCCGTAATTGAGTCCCAGGTTTGGGTCGGTTGATGACATGGTCTATCTCCAGAGATTCGATGCTTGGCCGATGGTTTGACGTATTCGCCGGACAGCATCCGGATCGCCGGTGCGGTGGCTTTGATGCGGGTGCTGTCGCCAGTGCCGCCCAACGATGGGCAGGTACAACACGCCGCCACGCTTGGCCACGAGTAGGGTCAGCAGCCAGTCGGCGAAGTTGTTGAGGTCGGTGGTTTCTTTGAGCACGGCTTCCACGGCAGATCGACGCATCACGATCAGGCCGTGCACATGGCTGGCGCTGTTCGCGTGCTGCCAGCGGCTGTAGGCCAGACGCCGCACGGCGAGGTCCTGGCCGTTTTCGTCGGTCAGCGCCTCGTCGGTGTAGGCCATCACGGCTTGCGGGCAGGCGTCCAACGCATTGGCCAGTTGCCTGAAGGCACTGGCTTCGTACAGATCGTCGGGATCGACGAAGGACACCAGTGGCAGCGTGCCTTGCGCATAACCTGCCGCGCGTGCCTCACCAATGCGGCCCGGAATGCCCGGCAAAACGTGCAACTGGATCGGTGCGTCCTCGAGGCTGGCGATGCAGGCCTCCCGCCATTCGGCAGGCTCGTTCAGGGTGAGCAGATGAACATCAATGCGTGCTTCCATCACACACCTCCCCAATACTGTCCCCAGCGCAGGCCGTAGCCCGCGCGATCCATGACCCGCACCTGCGGCTGCCAGCTACTCAAACCATCGCGCTCGGCACTGATCTCGACCGTAATGCGGTCACCCAGCGCACCGGCATCCAGCGCGGCCACGGCTGCGGTCCAGATGTAAGTGGTGCCAAGCAACCCCGTCTCAGTACGAACCAGCACGTTGTTGCGATTGCGGATGCGCAGCGTGTAGGTCACACCCAGTTCAGGCCCGATATCGCCTTCGTCTTGCTGCACGAGGTAGGCGGTCTGCTGCGTGCGGTCGCGGTGGGCCCACGCGACGGTAAGGTCACCGGCCACCACGGCTGGCTCGGTCTGGCCATTGAGACGGATGCGACCGGGTGGATACGGCCAGGACTGCCGACCGGCCAGCATCATCGGCTGCCCGTTGGTGGCCAGCACAGGATCGCCCTGATCGGTCGACGTGCGAGGAATCGCACCCACGAACACCGATTCGCCCGGGGCGCGCTCCGCACCTTCGGATGCCAGCCATTCGCCGACACCGATCAGACGAGTCCCCGAGGGATGTGCCTGAGGTGTGGTGTCGAGCACGCCGCGTGCGAGATCAATGGTTGCGTTTGCAGCATCGAAGGCCAGGACAGCGACGGCCTCTGCAATCGCCCCACTGGCGGCCACCAGATAGGCGTAGTCGCCCACGGCCAGTCTTTCCGGCTGGCTGATAGCCGTCACTGGCATACCGATGGCATCGACCTCGCTGGCAGGCAAGGCTGCATCGAGCGTCAGCAGTGGTGCGTAGTCCTCGCCCACAACGGCTGTGAGGTCGCCGCCGGACGTGCCGATGGCCAGTTGCCAATTCAACTGCCCGGTGCCACCGGCTGCGGCCAACGCACCGAGATAGGTGTCTGTATCGGTCAGGTAGGCCAGATCTGCACGCGACAAGCGCCGGGCCAGCTCCCAATACGGCACCTCGACGGCCAGCACCAAGGCGGGCGGCAAAGGTTCGATGGTCGGCTCATCGACGTGCGGTGGCGGGGGCGACAACACGGTGTTGCTCATCCCGAACACATCTTCCATCGCTTCGATGCGCCATTCCGCCGCACCCAAGGTGCCGGTGTCGATGCCGGTGACGCGCACCACCATCTGGTCTACACCCAAGCGCGGCCAGTTCAGCAGGAACACATCGCCCGGCAGCGGCGCACGTTCCAGCGTGTCGCGTGCCACGGTCAGACTCATCCGGGCCAGCGGCGAACCCAAGGCGCGCAGGTCACGCAAGGCCAGCCGGGCAGCCAGCGGCCCGTAGTTGACGCCTGGGTAATCGCGGCGCTGATTGATCACGCCGCCTTGCAACTGGATGGCGGCAAGATTTTCGACTGTGACCGTCGCATCACCGCCGGTTTGCCAATCGGTGTAGACCACGGTCAGTTCGTTGGGCAGCTCGCCCCACTGGGCGCGCTCGAAGCGTTCCAGCCGCACGATTTCGTCGGGGCCCAACTGCGGCAGGCTGTCGATCCAGTAGTCGTCGCGCAGCAGCTTGAGTTCAAACGTGCCTTGCTCCGGATCGGTGTAGAGGATGCCGCCAATGTGGTCGATGACCTGGCCGATGAAGCTCTCGATGGGCTGCTGGCGCGTCCAGATCAAATTGAGGCCGAAGCCCTCACTCGACAAAGCCCATGCCGCATTCCAGAAACTCCAACCGATGGTGCTCTGCGGATAGCCCATGCCCCAGTGCGGATCGGTGAGGCACTGAACCAGGATGTGCGCCGGATTCATGCCGACGCTGATCTCCTGTCCTTCGTTCTCATCCCAGATGCGGACTTCAGAATCTCCCATCCAGGCATGGTCATGCCAACCGGCATTGAAGCGACGCACCCGCACAGCCCAAGGCTTGATGTACGGGTTGTTGGCCGCAAACAGGATCTTGCGCGCCACCAAGGACAGCACGCCTCGGAATGCCGGAATGGCTGGCCCAAGGCGACTCATCAGATAGTCGTTGCGAGCTTGTCCTGCGTGACCCGGAAGCACATCGATGGTGCCGACCACGCCACCTTCGCGCTCGTCACCGCCAAACAGAGTGGGCTTGTTGATGGAGAGGCTGGTGAGCCCATGCCCGCTGGACAGCGGCGCGCGGTCGGCATCACCCCACGCGGTACGGTCGCCCATCTGGATTTCCTGCACGGCATCGACGGGCCCTTGGCACAGGGCCAGATGCAGCCCCATCCGGTAGCGGTAGCCAACGGTTTGCGATTTGCTGCTGCCACCCATCAGCCGTGCTCCCGCTGGCTGGACTGATTGCGGGCGTGCTCGACCACCCGCTGCGCCATTGCATCGCCGGTGGCCAGCAGGGTGTCGGCGTCACAGCCATCCCGCAGAAAGGCGCGGAAGTCCAGATCGTGACGCGCAAACCATGTGCGCGTGCCGTTCACGCACAGGCCTACGGCGCGCACGTGATCGATGGTGATGACGGTCTGCGTGGTCATTTCTTGCCACCTTTCTTCTTGATCGGATCGGCTTCCAGATCGCCGTACCAGACGACGTTGGAGCCGCGCAGCAGCACGGTGCCGAACACGACGGGAATCGGTCGGCCTTCTTCTGCGGTTGGGACATCGACGTCGGACAGGGACGCCGGTTTGGGTTCGGGCGGTTTCGGGGCGAGCGCGACCGAAACCAGCGCCGCCACCACGATGACGACGAGGTACCACATGGCGATTTCTCCAGGGATTCAGAACACGCCGGTCGAAAACGGGTTCTTGCTTGGGATGGCGGGAAAGCCGCCGTAGTTGTCGAGGTTGCCGAAGCGCGACTCGCACGTGGCCGTGCTGTGGTCGCAGCCGACCGTCAGCAGCACCTCGGTGCCGACCCCAATGGCCACCGGATAGAGCAACTCGACGCCACCACCGTAGTCATTGACGATCATGTGGCGGGCTCCTTCCGGGGTTTGCAACCAACCACCGGCCAAGCCACCGTTGACGCTACCGGGCGTGCCGCCATCGAGATCGACGTTGCGGCCATAGCTGTTGCTCACGAAGGCGCTGGCAGCAATCGGTGAAGCACCGCAGGCTGCCGAATACAGAACGTGGGAACACTTGCGGCTGTAGAGCCGCCGCAACCCGATACGCTTGAGGCTGACCTGCGCCGACTCGCAGCGAACGCGAGCGACATCGTCAGCGACTTCGACGCCCAGCACCCGGCCCATCCAGCGCGTACCTGAGATCCACCAGTAGTCGCCCCACGTGTCTCGTCGTCCGATACGCAGGGTGATCGAGGTGGTGTCGCCGGTCAGCGAGTTGGCGAGCAGATGGCGCACGAGATCGCAGCTCGGCGGCAGTTTCAGATCCAGCCCAGCCTTCGCAGCTTCAGCTCCCAGCGTCAGTTCGTTGCGTTCGATGGGCAGGCTTGCGTACAGATTGCCGTCCAGATCGACGTCGAATTCGTGCGGCGTCAGGTAGAACTGCGCGCTTTTGCTGGCGAAGGCGTATAGCTCGACTTCCAGTAATGGGTTCTGGCTCATCGTGCTTACTCTCCCTCGTAGGTTTGACGGTCATTGCCGCGTGGTTCGGGCAACTGGCGCGCGGTCAGGGTGATCTCCAGCAGCGTCGGGCTGTGCCAGTACAAGTCGATGGCGTCGTGATCCAGGCGGCAGCGCACGAGACGAATGACGCGGCTGCCTTCGGGCACCCAGTCGTCGAGGCCCGAGCGCAGCACCAACACACCGCCATGATCCAGATGGCAGGTCGCCGTCAGGGCGTACTGCCGGTAGGCGTCCGGATGCACGATCAAGCAGGCGGCGGGGCGATGCCAGAACGCAGAGATGTCTTTGCCATCCACGCGCAGGAAGCCATCTTCGGGATCGGCTTCGACGGTCACCCACAGGATCGGGGCCAAGCCATCGGGCAGCCAGAACGCTTCCAGACGGCCTTGGGTGCGCCACAACCGCGCCCGCCAGATTTCGATTTCATCGAGTGAGCTGGCCAGATAGCGCCGCTGCAAAGTCGTCGTCGACCACGGATCGTCCCGGCGCACCCACGGATCTGCAGGCGAAAAGTCCTGGCGGGTGATCGTGGCTTGCACGGCGGCCGTCGGATCGTCACGCCAGTTGCCATCCGGCCAGACCGGTATCTCGTCGAGCCATGGGTCATCGAGGACATCCTGGTCGGGCAATGGTGCAGGCTGGATCTGTGTGGGAACGTTGCCGCCGACCATACCCGGCACCCACTGTGTGAGATCCGCCGGGTCGATGACCTTGCCCCACACCAAGGGTATGACGGTGCTGCCCACGGCTGCGGCGCGTGCCAAGGGCTCCGCCAGCCACAGCAGATCGCTTTCCACACGCTCAAGTTGCGCGATCTGCCAGCCATCGGCGGCGATGATCAAAATCCAGCGGCCATTGTTCTCAGTTTCCTGCCAGCCCTGCACCCCGTCGTAGGTCAGATGCACATTGGCCGAGAGTGGCCCGAACTGTCGTCCGTCCGCTTCCGTCACGCTGAGCGCCAGTGCGCCACGTTCGCAGGCATCGGTCAGGTGAACCGCGTACTGCGGCAGCGGCCACAGAGCCATTTGACCGAGATGATCGGCCAGCCAGTCGGCGACCAGGGCATCGGTCTGACGAGCATTGCCCACCTTGTAGGTGAGCCAGCGCCGAGGAACGCGTCGGCGTGCCTGACGGGATTCGTTGCCACTGGCCAGCCGCGTGACGCTGGTCTGCCACTCCAGCCGTTCCACGAGGGGCTCCATCCAATCGTGGCGGAAGGCAAACACACCGCGTTGCGCATCCGGCCACGGCTGGTCGCCAAAGGCTTCCATACCGGTGGCGACGATGGCGCTCGAGGCCGTGTCTCGGCGCAGCACTTCGACCAAAAAGGTCGGTGTATCGATGGGTGCCCAGGGGCCCGCCAAGGATTCCGCCAGCAGGCTGGCCGCCATATTGGGAGGCAGCGGAGCCACAGCTGTTTCCGGCGTGAAACGGGCTGCGCTCGCCCCAAAGGTGGCACGCAAGAGCACCTCACTCTGGAAGGCGGGCAGTTCGCTTCCCGGCGTTGGTTTGCTGGAAACCTCCGCGATGTCTTGAACGACGACGCGATCCGTCATGCCGACTCCACGCCGAACTCAGCGGCATTGAACGCGGCCTCCGTCCACTGCACGTTGCCGTTCGGGTTGCGCTCGAACAGCGTGCTCTGCCACGCCAGTTGCTCCTGCAGAATGATGTCGGTACTGACGGCGCTTTGAGCACCACTGACCACGAGTCCTTTGACCTTGCCCAGACCGGCGTCGGTCTTGCGGGCCAGCATGGTCAGTTGCACGCCGTAGATGGCGGGCGTGGCCATCACCGGCAGCGGCTCGACATCGAAGGACTGGCGCAGCCCCACGCTGGGCGCACTGATTGCCGTAGCCTCGTCCTCGTCACTGACGGCTTCCCATGCGGCGGTACCGACCGGGCTGGACGTCCACTGGTTAAGGCTGCCATCGGCCTGTGCCTGCAAGGCATCGACGCGCACATCACCGAGGAAGGTGTTGTTGATCGTGCCGCTGGTGTCGGCGATGTAGAAGTCGTCGACGTCAATGGTGAGCGGACAATTCTGACCGGGCACTGCGCCCACGAAAGCCGTAAGCAGTTGGCCACCGCCTTGGATGGTGTTCTGCGCCGTCATCTGGATGGCCAGGATGCCGTTGATGCGCACTGACAAAATGCCGTTGCTGGTGCCCTGCGTGACCTGCAGCTCGATGTAGTGCCAGCCGCGCGCCGGAGCGCTGGCGACTGAGACAGAGATCAGCTGGTCGTAGCCGTACTGCCAGCGGTAAAGCTTGAGCCGACCGTCCTCGCCGATCTTCACTAAATGTGCGACCTGCGAGTTGGCATCGCGCACGCCGAGCAGCAAGGGCTCGGTGTAGGTGTTCTGGTACGGCACCACGCGAATGGCCGCCCCGACAATCAGGCTGGTCTTGGTGGCGTCGAGGTTCTTGACGTAGCCACCACCCGAGCCTTCCGGCAAACGCAGGGCATAGGAGGACGGACGACGGCCATTGATCCGGGTGGCCTGCGGCGACAGATACGCCGCCTTGCCGCGTGCCAGCCAGGGATCGCCAAAGCTGTCCACGGCCTGCGGGTCGTAGTGATCGAAACCGTCGATGAACAGAAGTGCCATTGGACTTTCCCCTGAAAATTCAGCCTTGCAGCGCCGCACGGATGGCCCGTGCATTGCGCCCGATGATGTTGACGATGACTTTCTCCCCGGCAGGTGACTGCAGGTGGTCGTGCGTCACACCCGGATCGACCGCGTTGACGATGCGCACCGCCTGATTCATCTGCGGCTGCGCGGGCGGCACTTTCACTTCTGGCACAAGGCCACCTGCCGCGAAGGCCAATTCGCCGCCCTTGAAGCGTGGGCCTGCCGACAAGCCATTGAGGGAGTCGAGGAAGGCCACACCGACCTGGCGCACAGCGGCCGCCCGCACGACGTATTCGCCTGCCGACAGACGCGCCGGTATCGAGTCCGACGTGGCGCTGCCCGGCCCGGAAACCAAACCGCCACCCGCGAACTTCTTGATGCCACCCAAGAGCGCCATCACAGCGGCGACCATGGCCACCATCGCGGCCACCGCGAGTGCCGGGCCAACGTAGGGAATGGAAGCCTGAGACGCCGCCGCCCCAGCTCCCGCCTTGGCCGCATCCATCGACACCACGGCAGTGGTTTCCGTGGTCTTCTGCGCGACCTTGGCGGCGCTGGCCGCCGCATCGACGGTTTGCTCCTGCTGGATGAAACCCAACTTGAGCGCCAGCATCCGCGCCTGCATGGCGATCCACTGCTGGAACGGCTGGATCACGATCTGCTGCAGGAAGGCGTCGGCCACCTGCTGGAAAATGCTGGCCAAGGCACTGCGCCAGGTCTGCGCGCCGGTGATCATCCCGTTGAGCGCACCACCAAAGTTCTCGCCGATGCGGTTCCACAGCGGGGCCATTTCATCGACGGTAAGCCGGGTGCGATCCAGCTCGTTGCGCCACGCCTGCACGCGAATCACCGCATCGGGCCCGATGGCCTGCGCGGCTTGCTGCATGGTCGGCAACAAGCGCTCCATCTCGGTGGCTGATTGCTGTTGCAATGCCACGATCTGCTGACGGGCCTGCGCTTCGGTGAGCAGACCAGCCTGCTGCTGGGTCTGGATAGCTTCCTGCGCATTACGCAGACGCTCGGTGACCTGCCGCCATTGGGCTTCCAAGGCTTCCAGATTGGCCTGCGCGGCCTTCACGTTGATCAGCCGATCAATGAGCGACACGCCGTCGGCATCGCTTTCTGCAGCAAGACGCGCCCGCAGGTCGCGGTAGCTGCGCTCAATGGCAGCCTGCCGGTCGGCATCTGTGGCCGTGCCGGTGATCTGCGCCAGTTCCTCACGCGCCTGCGCCAAGGCATCAGCCAGTTCCCGCTCGGCTTGTGCCGCCTTGCGGGCGTTGGCCTGCTCGATGTCTGTGCGCCGGTTGTTGAGCGTGATGAGGTCGGCTTCCGCTTTGGCCACTTCAGCCTTGGCGCGCAGGCGGTCGTTTTCAGATTTGCCCGTGGTGGCGACTTGCTGACTGCGGGCCAATTCCTGCTGCTTTCGGGCAATCTCGGCATCGACCTCGCGCTGCTCGATGGCCGTCCTCTGCGTGTAGTAGTCGCGCACAGAGACCAGACGGTCTTCGAGTGCAGCATCCAGCGCAGTTTGCTGTCGCGCCAGTCCGTCCTTGAGCAGCGCGAACTCGGCGTCCAGCTGCGCTTTCATCAGCGTGGTTTGCGCGCCGGTTGTGTCCTGCGCTGGCTTGGCGGCCTTGGGTTTGGTCAGGCGCTGCAGCAGTTCCAGATCGGCCTGAATCTTGGGAGCCTTGACCTCAATGGGCTTGGGATCGAACAGGCTGTCACGGAAGGACGCCAACTCATCCAGCCGGTTGACCAGATTGCCTTTGAGGTCGGCAATGATGGCCTTCGCTCCGTCGGTGTTGCCCTTGAGCGCTTCGACTGCCGCCGCCACACCGGCACCGATGGCTTCGCCCAAGGCGACAAAGGCCTTGCCAACCGTGGCGGCACCGAGCGCCAGGGTCTTGAGCACCAGCACCACGCCATCCAGGATCGCGCGCAATGTGCCGCCTTGCTTGGCAGACTCGACCATGCCACCGGCCATGTCGTTCAGGGCAGGCAGCAAGGAGGCGATGATCTGGTTGCCGATGCTGGTAGTGGCCAGCTTCAGCTTGTCGAGCGCATCGTTGAAATTGCCCGCCTGCGCAGCAGTCTCACTGCTCATCTGCACGCCGAGCGCCTGCATCTCGGCAGCCAGCTCGTTGATGCCGTCGCGCCCCTGATTCAGAAACGGGATCAGCTCCGCTCCTGACTTGCCGAACAGTTGCACGGCCAGCGCAGTCTTCTCCGCGCCATCGGGCATGGCCTTGAAGCGCTCGGCCAGATCCAGTAGCACCTGATCGGTGGCACGCAGGGTGCCGTCCTGGTTCTTGAACTCGATGCCCACCGCAGAAAATCCGCGAGCGGCATCTTCCGACCCGGTCGCGGCTTCCAGCATAGTGGTGGACAGCTTGCGCAGGCCCTTCTCGAAGGACTCGCCGGAGACGCCTGACTGCTCGGCTGCCGGTTTCCATACCGAAAGGGTCTCAACACTGACACCGACACGCTGCGACATCTCGTCCAGCGCGTCGCCAGTGTCGATGGCCGATTTCACCATCGCGGTCAGGCCCGCCACCGACACTGCCACACCAAGGTTGGCCAGCACACCGTTGACACTCTTGGCCGTATCGGTGAGACCGCCCAGCCCGCGCTTGATCGAGTCGAAGGCGGTCTTGGTCTGGTCAACGGCGCTGATCAGGATTTGGGCACGATTGCTTGCCATCAGACTTTGTCCAGTTCTTGTTGAATCGCCCGCGCCAAGGCAGGTAGTGCGCGTTGCACGCCACCCGCCAGATTCAGTCGTCGTTTGAGATCGACGCGCTTTACCAGCACTGCGATGGGAATCTCCTGGCCACGCTTGATCTGCTTGGCCCCGGTACGACTACGCTCGGCACGCTTGAAGCGGCCCAACTGCCCGGCGTTCTCTTTGATGTTCTCGGCCATCAGGAGCACGCGACCGTTCTTCTCGATGAAGAAGGCATTGCCCGTGCGCATCAGGCCGTCAATGACCGCCTTGAAGCGCTTGGGGCCGATGCGCCCGGGCAGCAGCGGTATCAGCAAATTGCCGCTCACCGTGCCGCCTTTTTCGTGCAGGCCGAGCCACGGAATCTTGCTGCCCACCAGCAAGGCGGGCAGTTGCTCCGACTTCTTGTCGAATACCTTCACGCCCATCGAGGAGATGAAGCTGTTGCGTTTGACGGTGAATGCGCTGCGCATCTCGGATCGCGCGGCGTCACGCACTTCACGCCCGCCCGATTGCATGCCCTTGGCGACGGCAGCGTGGATGGCACGACGCCGCTCCGCACCCCACGCCGCCAACTGGCGCGGGTCCAGCAGGCCGGTGGTGGTGAGCGAGAGACGCATGGCTCAGTCCTTCAGAAGATCGCGTTGCAGTTGTTCGATGCCACGTTTCTCGCCCTGCGCTGCCACGGCATGAATGCCGAGCAGTTGGGCCAGTTGCTGCCGCTCGATCTGTCCGTCGGTGTCCAGAAAGGCTTGCGCCTGTGTGAGCGTGTAGCCCATCAAGTCACCGAGGCGGTGACCGGCGCGGATCAGGCGGGCGACGGCAGCGTCCCACCCGAGTTCGTCAGTGAGCGCAGCGTCGGCGCGAGTCGCTGGGCTGCGCCCTGAATGCTCGGCACGACGTGCGCCACGAAAAAATCCGCGTTGACCTCGAACACGGCTGCGGCCAGTTGCACGGCGTCCGCAAGCTGAAGGTCGTTGATCCACGCGCGTTCACGCCGGGTGGTGATCGCCAGCAAATCCAGCACGGCATCGCCGTGCCGTCCCAGCAGCGCCATCCAGTCCGGATCGCTGGTGATTTCCTCGGCCAGCGGGCGCACCACGGCTAGCAACCGTGGCAATTCGCCCAGCCGGATCGGCGTCAATTCCAGCGCCGTACCGGACAGCGTCACGACCACAGGCTCAGGGGGGAATGTCTTGAAGCCGTCCATCACAGCAGCACCAGACGGCCGAACTGACCGAGATCACCACCGACCGGCTTGGTCAGATCCGCCAGTACTTGGCCCGACAGCTCGAACTTGAGCAATTCGTCCGTGATGATCGAGAGCTCCTTGGCCGGGTTGATGGCCACGCGGTAGAGGTCGATCACCACCTCGCGGTTGCCGTCGGCGGTGTTGAGCCCCTCGAAGCGAATCCAGCGCTCGGGCAGCGGCTGGGTGAACATCGCCGTGCTCTGCGCCGCGCCATAGGCGTAGTCGACGGTGAACGGCTCGGTGTACGGGCCGCCCGACGTGGCATCGAGCACCACCAGCGAACCGTGCTTGGCATTGACACTGTATTGGCTGGGCGGGAGCGTCTTGGGCGTGGCATCCGAGTCCTGGATCTGCACGGCCGATACGTTCTGCATGGTCAGCGGGTACAGACTGCCCGGCGTGACCGGGAGGGGCAATGCTTCGCCAGTCACCGTACCAGGGGTGATCGTGGTCGTGGTGCCGTAGAGCGCCAACGCCAGATTGGTGGCGATCAGCTCTTCCAGCGTGCAGGCGAACTCGCCCTTCTTGGTCTTGATGAGTTGCAGGTCGGTCAGGCGCTGGCCCGACTGCGCTTCCTGGTGCTCGATGGTATCCACCGACAGCGACACCTTCAGTTCGGGCACGTTGCCGACGAAGGTCAGTCCTGCTGGGTTGCCGAGTTCATCGCGTGCGCCGATGTAGACGCGACCTTGTCCGGAAAAGTAAGCCATGTTCAGTCTCCTTGGGTGGCTGCAGTTGTGGAAACACCGGATGTGGCATCACGGCGGGTGGGTTTGGAATCGGTGGCGGGGATGGCCGCTTTGGCCGTGCCTTGCGTGATCAGCCAACGAGCGCTCGCGTCATTTAGATCAAGGCGATCACCCACGGCGAGGCGCTTGCCTGCGTGGGTGTGGGGTTTCAGTAGTTCGATGGAGAGGGTTTGCATAAGGTGTTCATCCTGTTTGGGTGAGGTCGATGGCGTGGGTGCGGTAGCGGATCTCGTAGCGGGCAGGCAGCGCGACGGCCCCGGCATCGGCGTCGTCGAACTCCCATTCGCAGTCGATCTCGCGCACGGCGATGGCCAGACCGCCCAGATTCGGGTCCGCGAGCATTGCCGCGTGGGCCGCGACCAGGGCCAGGTCGGCCGCGTCGAAGGCATCCGCGCCGCGTGCCACCACGGCAAGCCGGACGATCAGCAACCGGTCGACAAGGTGGTTGGCGTGGGCGGTGATGCTGTCGCCATCGACGAAGAGCAGCAGCGCCGGGCTGGCCTCGCGGGTGACCGGCACCGCAGGCATGCGCAGCACCGGCGTCGGGGCAATCGCAGAAGCCAGGCGCGTGACGATCTCCCGCAAGACGCGCTCGCGAACGGAGTTCATGGGGTGTTCCTCAGAGTTGGGAGAGCGAGGCGCGACGCTCAGTGCCGTCGCCGATGGCGCGCACGTCGCGCACCTGATAGGTATTGCCTGCCACCTCGACCGTGTCCCCGGCAGCCAGCGTCAACCAGGACGCCGGGTAGTCGATCTGGTAGTCCCGCGACAGTGCGAAACCATCCAGCACGGTTTCGTCCGGAGCGCGGAAGGCGCAGTGCACCGTGTTGCCCGCCACCGTGATGGCGGTGAGCAATCCGGCATTGCGTGCTGCTTCGTACAGCGTCGCGACGTCCATCAGGCAGAGATCAGCTTGATCAGCACGCCCGGGCGATGGCACATCGGCAATGGGTTCGATTGCGTATGCAGATCAGTGCCCCGGTCGAATTTGCGCGGCTCCTGCTTGGCATACAGCGGCTGGCCGATGGTGTTCACGGTCTCGTTGAAGTCCGCTGGCGCGAAGTAAGTCGCGAAGGTGTCCACCGTGCCGACCGGGAATGCATGGGCTTCACCGGCGGCGATGAAGCGGCGCGACCCCAGCGTGCCGTCGGCCTGCACAAAGGACGCCTGACCCCGGTATTCCTCGAAGGTGATGCCGCTATAGCTGAAGCCCGAGCGCATGTCGTTGATCAGCACCGCGCCCTGTTGCCAGTTCTGGTAAGCGGTCTTGACCTCCTTGTGGGTGGTCAGCGCCCGGAAGAACTCGGTCGAGCACAACACATGCACGCCGGTCGAAAACTCGCCCGTGAGCCCATCTTCCATGAGCCCAAGCAGCTCCAGGCAGGCACTCTTGATTTGCCCGTTGTCGGCCGCCGTCGAAAACTCGAAGGACACTGATTGCGCGGTGATGTCGAACTCGTCGAACAGATCGACCAGCTCACTGCCGTCGGCATCGAGGATCTTGCCCTTGAGTGCGCCCATGCGTAGGTGCTCCAGGGTGATCGCGTGCTTGTTACGCATGGTCTCCAGATGACGGGCCATGACACCGCCAATGGCTTCCATCTCAGTTTCGGAACCAAAGGCGCGCAGGCCTTGCACTTCTTCCGGCAGCACCACGTCGTCGTGCGGGATGTGCGGGATCACGAAGGAACGCAGGTTGCGCTTGCCACGTTCACCGACGGTGCCGGGTGAACCGGGCGCGCGGGTGGGCAGCAGGTTCAGACGACCGGCGTACTCCTCGACGATGATCTGCCGAGTGCGCACCGGCTTGGCCGGAAACAGGTTGAGTTGCTCCAGCCGCCCGTAGCGGTTGGGCAGGAGGTTGATGGCGGCCGTCAGGCTGGCCATCGAGAAACCGGGGTTTTCAAAGGGGTTCTGCAT